TCGCGCGGCGGCCGGGACGAGACCATCATCAGTCGGCGCCACGGGACATGGTTCGATGAACTCCTAGAGCAGCCAGGAACCGCATCGCCTGATGGCCCGACTGTAGCCTCTCAGGTCGTGGCAGCGCGTCGTGACCATGCGCCTGTGCACATCGACGTTGTGGGCTGGGGTTCGTCCCCGACCGATTTCCTGAACGCCAACGGCGTCCACACGGTCGCGGTCAATGGCGCGAGCGGCGCTGTCGGCGTCACGAAGGAAGGAAATCTGGAGTTCTCCAACCGCCGCGCGGAGCTGTGGTGGAGGATGCGCGAGACGCTTGACCCGCTCAATCCGGACCCGATTGCCCTGCCGCCTGATCCGAAACTGCGCGCCGACCTGTGCGCCCCGAAATGGAAGCTGCTGCATCGCGGCATCCAGATCGAGGCCAAGGAGGACGTGATCAAACGTATCGGCCGCTCGCCGGATCGTGGCGACGCCGTTGTGCTGGCCAATATGATCACGGCGAAGGTGGACGCAGGAGAAGACAGGCGCATCGAGGCGAAGCTGGACGCCCTCAAGAAGAGGGTGTTCTGATGACCGGCCCCCGCATGCCGCCCCAAGGCGCCACCCCGCACGTATCGACGGACGTGCAGGACCCCGCCGGCCATATCCCGCGAATCCTCCTGCCTTGGTGGAACGACGAGCACGGCTTTATCAACGGCCAGGCCGCGAACTACGGCGACGGCGTGGTGATGGGCGGCCCGCTGTGGGGTGAGGACTACATCAATCGCTTCCTGTTCTACTGCATGCCGACGCTCTACACGGAGGCGAACAAGGCGGCGCTCAGGCACAAATGCCGGCTGGTGCTCTACATCGACGACGGCACCCGGTCGGTCTTCCAGCGCAACTTGATACCTCAGGCCCGCCGCTGCGGTATCGACGTGATCCTGCGGCCGATCCCGGATGCGGCGATGGAGCTGCTGTACGGCAATCTCTACGGCTCGCGTTTCCGGGTGCTAGGCGCGACCCAGAACATGATCGCCCACATGGCCGGCAAGTGGGGCATGGCATTCCACCAATTCCAAGTCGATCACACGTATGGCCCCGCGTACTTTGAGAATCTGCTGAGGCTGGGCAAGCAGCACGACGCCATCGCGCAGATCAGCATCAACGTCGACATCGACTCGGCGCAGGACGAGATTGAGGCATTCCGGGCCAAGACGGGCGTTCTGGACATCCCCGACGTGGAGTTGGGCGACCTCGGCTTCCGGCACATGCACGCCCAGTGCCGCCTGCACTCGATGAACGATGCCCAGTATCCGGATGCGCTGCCGTACAGCCACCGCCTGTGGTGGCAGGCCGAAGACCGGCTAGTTATGCACTCGGCGCATGTGAACGCGGCTTGGCTGTCGCCCGCACTGACGGCCAATGCGCCGGTATCGTTCACCAGCACGGTCGACACGCTGCTGCCCGAGTTCGTGCCGCCCGATCAGGAGACGGGCGAGCCCAAGTTCTACGTGCCGACCATCGAGGACGGCATGACCTTCATCGAGGTCAGCGACAAGGGCAAGCCGGCGAACCGGCCCTATGTGCACCTTGAGGAGTTCTGCGGCGAGTTTTGGCGCAACGGCAGTTTCAGCCGGGAGTACATGCCGTACTTCGTGGCGCCCTCGTATGTGCCGATCAAGCGGCAGGCCTCTTTCATTCCAGAGGAGGAGATTAAGCGGCAGTTCGAGCAGATCTACGAGATGCTGATGGTGACGGAGGAGCCGATCGCGCTGGACTGGCTGCGCAAGCGGTTCTCTTCACGCTTTGTGCGTGACGCGCACCTGCCTGAGATCATGCGATGAGAACGCAGCTCTCCGACGCCCGGTTGGATGAGATCGTCCGCGAGGTCGAGGCGACCCAGTTGGCGGCTGAAGACGAGGCCATGCGCCAGAAGATGCGGGGAGAACGCTGCTTCTCCTGCGATACGTGGCTGGGGCTGCCGAGCGGCACGACACGCTACTGCAGCGACTGTTACGGCGACGTGGTGAGGCGCTGATGGCTGACGCCCCCAAGCCCGTCTCCGAAGAGGAGTTGATCTCCATCCTCCGCCGCGAGGAGTCGTCCGCGCGCCTGTTCCAGACCGGCACGCTGTCTCCTGTCCGCACCGAGGCCAACGACTACTACGACCGCCTGCCCTATGGAGACGAGCAGGACGGTTCCTCGAAAGTCGTCACGTCCGAATTCATGGACGTGATCGAAGGCATGATGCCTGGCCTGATGGAGGTCTTCACCAGCGGCGACCAGGTGGTGCAGTTCATTCCCACCAATCCTGGCGACGAGAAGTACATGAGCGAGGCGGCGGAATACGTCGGCCATTGCTTCATGCAGCGCAACAAGGGCTTCATCCTGCTCCACACGGCGCTCAAGGACGGCCTGATGAGCCGCATGGGCGCGATCAACGTCGACCTGGAAGAGAAAGAGGAAGTCCGCGAGATCCCTGTGCAGGGGCTCACGCAGGACGCCATCGACGCGGCGATTGCGAAGGCTGAGGCTGAGGGCGTCGAACTCGAGATGGTGCTTACGCCTGATCCGGCGCAGGCAGCGCCTGAAGGGGCGACACTCGGCTTTGTCGGCCTGCCGATGCCGACCTTCTCCGGCACCGCCACGGCGACCCGCCAGCGCAAGGTCGTGATCGCCGACAACATCGCGCCCGAGGATGTCCTGTTCACGGCAACGGCGCGCGATCAGGACAAGTGCTCGTATATCGGCTTTGTGCAGAAGACGACAGCCTCGGAATTGCGAAAGCTCGGCGTTCCCCAGCAGGAGATCGACGATCTGGACGGCCGGCCGCCGATGGAGCCTGAGGAAGACCAGCGCACGGACGGCGCAGCCTCTCTCTTGCCCGACCGCAGCGACAAGGACGACAGCGAGCGGCCCCTGTGGCTGATCAAGGCGTATCTCCGGGCCGACTACAAAGGAGACGGCATCTCGAGCACGGAGCGCATCCTGTACGCCCATGCCGGCGGGTCGGCGGCCGTCATCATCGAGCGCGAGGAATGGGACGACGTGGCGTGGATTGCGCTGGCAAGCCCAGTCCTGATGCCGCACCGCATCGTCGGCCGGTCCATGTTCGACTGGACCAAGGATCTGCAGCGCATTAACTCCGCTCTGACGCGTGGGCTGCTGGACAACCTCAACGTCGCCATTCGTCCGCGGCCGGCCGTGAGCGATCAGGTCATCCTCGACTCGGTCCTCGACTGGGTGCCTGGTGCGCCGGTCCGGTTCAAGGCGGGCGCCAAGCCGGGCGACGGCCACATCGTGTGGGAGAAGCCGCCGAATGTGATGCCTGAGGCGTTGGCGGCGCTGGAGTACTTCAACACCGTGCGAGAGAACCGCACGGGCACCAGCCGGCAGAGCCAGGGGCTGGACTCCGACAGCCTGAACAAGACCGCTCGCGGCATGAACCTGCTGATGAGCGCGTCGTCGCAGCGCCAGAAGCTGATTGCCCGCGTCTATGCCGAGACCTTCGTTGGTCGCGTCTATCGCCTGATCTATCGGGCGATCAAGAAGGCCGCCACGGGACCGGAGCAGTATTGGGCGGGTAGTGCGTTCAAGACCGTGGACCCCACCAAGTGGCCCAACGATGTCGACCTGACGGTGAATGTCGGGCTGGGCACGGGCAACACGCAGCAGGAGCTGGAGCACCTGCAGTTCGTCGGCTTGGCGCAGGAGAAGCTGATTACCCTGCAGGGCGGGACCAATGGCCCATTCGTGACGACGGAGAACGTCGCCAACCTGTCCAACAAGCTGTCCGAGAAGCTGGGCTTCAAGACGCAGGGCCTGTTCTTCCAGCCGCCTGAGAAGGCGATGGAATTGGCCGCGCAGCCGCAGCAGCAGAGGCCCGATCCAGAGATGGCGAAGGTGCAGGGCATGCTTGCCGCGCAGAAGGCCAAGCAGGACGGCGAACTGGCCCTTAATGCGGCCAAGGCACAGGCCGATGCTCAACAGCGCAAAGAGCAGGCCGCTATCGACATGCAGTTGGCGCGTGAGAAGTCCGCTCAGGAACTGCAGGCGATGCGCGAACGCGCGGCCCTTGAAGACCAATTGGCACGCGAGAAGGCGGATCGCGATTACGCGCTGGCGCTCCTTGAAATCGAGCGCGAGGCCGAGCTGGAGAAATACAAGATCGATCACATGCCGAAGCCCGGCAACACCGAGATAAAGCAGCAGGAGGTCAATTGAGCGACGACCGCGACACTGCTTACCGCAAGGCTAGGGAGACGCTGGAGAATATCGGCTGGGTCTTCGACGCATTCATCAAGTCTGAGATGACGGCGATCCTGAAGAGCGATCCCAACGACACCAACGCCCGTGAGGAAGCCTACAGGCGGGCGCGCGTGGCTACCGAACTCAAGACCGCCCTGCTGAAGCCCGTCGATGAATACGAGGACGAGATGATCGTCCAGAAGCACAAGGAAGCGAAGAATGGACACCGAGAACAGCAGCAACACCACCACTGATCCCCGCGCCCACGTCACGGCTGAGTCGGTCGAATCTCTGCCGGCTGGCCTGTTCATGGATGAGGACGGCAATGCGGAGGCTGGTACTGCGGCCAACGACGGCGATTCGCCGGCTGTTGGGCTCGATACTGAGGAAGCCGAAGCGCCCGAAGAGGAAGCCGCCGCCGACGCTGGCGAGGAAGAGGGCGCTGCAGAGGCAGAGGCTGGCGAAGAGGAGACGGCAGACGATGGTCTGAACGAGGCCCCGGAATTCTGGTCGGCAGAGGACAAGGCCGCGTGGTCGAGTGTTCCGCCGGCGTTGCGTCCGCTCCTACACAAGATCGACAAGCAGCGCGTGGCCTTTGAGCAGGAGAAGGTCCGCGAGGCTGCGCAGGCCCGCAAGGAAGCGGCTGATCAGGTCAAGGAGGCCACCGCCGTCACGGAGCAGGCGGCCAAGTGGTGGCAGGCCAATGGCCCGCAGTTCTTCAAGGCCTTCGGTGACAAGTGGGCGCAAGTCGACTGGGTGAAGCTGGCCGAGGAAGACCCGGCGCGCTGCCAAGCCCTTCGCATGCAGGCTGAGCATGAGGGGAATATGCTGCGCCAAGCCCACGAGCAAGGGCAGCGCGACATCGAGGCGGCAAACAAGCGCGCCGAGGCGAAGATGCGCGAAGACCGCATCGCCGAGCACGCCAAGATCGCGGCCAAGATGCCGGAATTCTTCGGCACGTCTGAGCGTGCGACCAAGACCTACAAGGAGCTGGCCGAGTTCCTGTTCTCCAAGGGCATTCCGGCCGAGCGCATCAACAACACCTACGAGGCCCCGATCATCGAGTTGGCGCTTGCCGCCATGCGATTCGAGCAGGGCCAGAAGAAAGCGGCAGCCATCGTCCCCACCAGGGACGCGGCGACCGGACAATTCACCGCAAGAACTGCACCGACAAAGCGCGTTCAGCCCGGACCGGCCCTCAACAGGGATGCCGGCGACCGGAATGCTGAGGCGGCCCGGCGAGCAGGCGAGCGGTTCAGGAAGGGCGGCGGAGCGAGCATCGAAGATGCGGCTGCGTTCGCCAAAGCAAGCAACCTCTTTGGATAGGAGGCGGCCATGGCCGCACCGACAAACACCTTCATCTCTACCAATGCTGTGGGCAACCGCGAGTCGCTCCACAACTTCATCTCTATCCTGAAGAAGGACGAAACCCCGTTTCAGAGCATCATCGGCTCCGGTACGGCGGAAGCGACCTACGAAGAGTGGCAAATCGACAACCTCGGCAACGCCACGACCACGAACTTCACGACTGAAGGCAACGACATTACGGCGCTCGCGATCACCCCGACCGTGCGCGTCGGCAACCGCTGCCAGATCTTCACCAAGCCCTACACCATCTCCAGCACCCAGGAGGCGGTCAAGAAGGCGGGTCGTGACAGCGAAATCAGCTACCAGGGCACCTTGGCGGCGCGCCGCATCAAGATGGACCTGGAAGCCTCGATCTCGCAGAACGTGGCATCGACGGGCACCGATCCGCGCAAGCTCGGCGGGTTCGAGACCTGGCTCACCACGAACGTCTCCCGTGGCACTACCGGCGCGTCCGGTGGCTTCACGGCTGGCAACACCGTGGCGCCGACCGACTCCAGCATCACCCGCGCTCCGACGCTGGCGTTGCTTAAGGGCGTCATGAAGTCCGCTTGGGATGCCGGCGGTAATCCCTCGTGGCTGCTGATGTCTTCCTCCGTGAAGATGGTCTTCTCGACCTTCGTCGGCATCGCGACGCTCTACACCGACTCGGGCAAGCCGACCACGCTTACCGGGACGATCGACCGCTTCCGTTCGGACTTCGGCGTCTTCAATGCCGCCATGTCCCGCTACGTGCGCGGTCGCGAAATCATGGTCGTGGACCCGTCGCTCTGGCGCCTTCTGTGGCTCCAGAAGTGGAAGAAGGAAGAGCTGGCCAAGACCGGCCTTGCTCGGAAGTTCGTGATCTCCGGCGAGGTCACCCTCGAAAGCCGCAACGAGGCCGGCAACGGCATCGTCGCAGATCTGGCAGCGTAAGCGTAGCGCAAGGGGCGGAGGGGCTTTCGGGCTCCTCCAGCCCGACCAATGAGGCATGAGATGAGCAAGTTGTGGGACTGGAACGGCGACCCGAACTCCCCCGCTTATTGGTGGCATCAGGACGGCGAGGGCAACGTTGCCGTGGAGATGGTGCAGGATACGACGGGCATTCTTGCGATGAACCACGCCATCCGCGAGCACTGCGATGTGTACTCGCCGGACCGCGATATCCGGATGGAAGCGCGCATTCCGCCTGTCGTGATCGAAATCTGGCGGAAACAGTACGGCATCGATTTCTACAAGATGTCGGACCCTGACCAGCAGGCGTTCATCGACAAGATCCTGGACAGCAACGAATGGTACAAGCTGCGGGTGACTAAGTGAGCGTCACGATCAACACCTACACGGGTCTACTCGCCGGCGTGCTGGCGCGATTGGCGCGTCAGGGTGACGTGATCCTGTCTGCTGAATTCGACAACTTCCTGGCGAACACCGAACAGCGCATGTACTACGGCTACGCGACCGAGGACATGGGCAATCCTCTTCGCTCAGAGCCGCTCCGCATTGTAGAGATGGAGGTGGTCAATCCGTCCTTCGCTCTGGACGGGCAACCGACTTCGGACAGCGCGCGAATCACGCAGGACGAGGACATTCGCGTCATTGAAAGCGCATCGGATGACGACGCGGACCTTACCGGCACGGTGGCGCAGCCGACCGACTTCCTGGAACTGATCTCCGCCTACAACAACGACGACAACATGCCGATGGAGATCGTCGCCCAGCGCGTGATCGACAGTTACGGCCCGCAGTCGTTGGGGCGCGTTGGCGGCCTCATTGCGGTGTCCGGCGAGAATTTCCGTGTGTTCGATCCGCCTGGCGCTGGTGCCACGGCGACGCTGCGCTACTACCAGAAGCTGGCAACCCCTACGGCCCAAGAGCCGAATGACATTCTGGCCAATTACCCGAATGTCTACCTCTACGGCTGCCTGATGGAGGCCGCTGTCTTCATGCAGGATGAAGTCGGCGCCCTTCGGTACCTGCAGCTCTACAACGCCTCTGTTTCTGGCCTGAACTCGCGGACGCAGCGCATCACGGCGTCGGCCAACCCGCGCATGCGGGTGAGGGCGTACATGCCATGAAACATACGGTAACACCCCTGATCGGCGGCAAGCCTCTCAGCGAGCGCAGGCCCTTTGAGGATTACCGGGACCAGCCGGATACGGCCGAGCGCGTGCGCTTGCAGGTACAGCGCATTCCGTTTGCTTTGCCGGAGAGGAAGCTGCGGCCCTCGCATTTTCATAGTACCGCGACTCGCGAGGCGGACGCCCAGACCGGGCGCTTGCGCGCCGCTGCAGCGTCCCCTGATAGCAAATATGAGGGGGGCACACCATGCCCGTAATCCCCTTCGCCGAATGGCGCCCCGACCTGCCGGCCCTCGGTCCCTTCGCCCGAGAGGCCCGCAACGTCGTGCCGGCAGCACAGAGCTACCGCCCGCTGAATGCGCTGTCCAGCGCGTCGAGCGCGCTGACGGCTCGTGCGCAAGGCGCGGCGTGGTTCCGCGGCACTGACGGCACGACCAAGATGTTTGCGGGGGACGCGACCAAGCTCTACCTGCTTGATGACGCGACGTGGGACGATGTCTCGCAGGCGGCCACGACCTACGCGCCTGGCGCGGATGGCACATGGCGGTTTACCCAGTTCGGCGCACTGGCGATTGCCGTTGATGGCGTGAGCGATCCGCAGAAGTTCGACCTTGGGGCGGGCACGGCGTGGGCAGACCTTGGTGGTTCGCCTCCAGCGGCCAAATTCATCGGCACAGCGCGGGATTTCGTTGTGCTCGCCAATATCGGCAGCACCCGCCAGCGCGTGAAGTGGAGCGGCTTCAACAACGCCGAGCAGTGGACGCCCTCGGCTTCCACGCAGTCGGACGAGCAGGACATGCCGGACGGCGGCGAGATCACCGGCTTTGTCGGCGGTGAGTATGGCGTCGTCTTTCAGGAAGCCTCAATTCGGCGCATGTCCTACGAAGGGCCGCCGACCGTCTTCCGGTTCGACAAGATCGCGAACGATTTGGGCTGCACTGTGCCCAACAGCGTTGCCGGGTTCATTGATCGCGCATTCTTCCTGCACAAGTCCGGCTTCTACATGGTGGTTGGCGGCCAGCAGGTCGTGCCGATCGGTCGGGACAAGATCGACCGCACGTTCTGGGCCGAGTTCGATGAAGGCAATATGTTCCGTTGCAGCGCGGCCATCGATCCCGTGCGCAGCCTCTACATCTTCGCCTATCCCGCCGCTGGCAGTTCGGGCACGCCTAACCGGCTCCTGATCTACAACTGGGTGGATGAGCGTTGGGCGCGGGCGATCCTCGAATGCGAAATCGTGTTCGGCGGTGTCAGCCAGCAGTCGTATACGCTGGAGGATCTGGACAGCTTCGGCACGCTGGAGACGCTTCCTTACTCGCTCGATAGCTCGTTCTGGACTGGCAGCCTTTCGCCCCTCCTGTTCGCCTTCGACACGACGCACAAGAGCGGCTCGTTTTCCGGCGCGACGCTGGAGGCGGTGTGCGAGACCGGTGGATGCCGCCCGCTGATCGACGGGGGATCGCCTCTCATCTCAATCGGCGCGCGCGAAGTCCAGCAGGCCGCGGTGGCGTACAACGAGGCGGTGGGCCTCACGCCGGCTGGGTTGGCGCCAGTGTACACGAGCGGCCGATATTTCCGGGTCCGCGCCACGATGCCCGCAGGCGAAGTCTGGAACAACATGCAGGCTATCGATGACCTCGATGTCAGGCCGGCAGGTATTCAATGAGCTACCTCCCTGTCCTGGCCACGAACGCCGACATCCGCACGATTGCCGAGCGGGTCAATCGGCTGATCCGCTTTTTCAACGTCGCGACGAACCCTGTGCTGGTGGCCGACCTGCCGTCTGCTGTCACGGAAGGCATCGGCGCACGAGCGCTACGCCGGTCCTTGGGGATGTCGTGGTCGGCGGCGGCGCGGTGCAGGCGGGCGTCATCAGCGACGGCACGGACTGGCGAGTGGGGTAGGGCCATGACCATTCCCGTCCACATCCAAGACCTGCCCTTCGCATGGCCGCACCTGTGGCCGCTCCTTGCGCCAGCGGCGAAGCGCGAAGCAATGACGGAGATCGACGTGCGCCGGAAGATCGAGAGCGGCCATGCCGAACTGTGGGCGATCGTAGAGGACAGGAAGCCGGTCGCTGCTGTCGTAACGCAGATCACGACAGAGCCCGAGCGGCGCTGCCTGATCTGGATTGTCGGCGGAAGCCGGGTCCGCGAGTGGATGGGCGACTTCATGCCGAAGATCGAGGCTTACGCGCGCTCTTGGGGTTGCGTCGGCCTGTGGGCCTCGGGCCGCAAAGGCTGGAAGAACATTGCGAAGGTGCTCGGATTTGAGCGCATCGATGATCTTGGCGGCTTGCCCGCTTGGGAAAGGAGATTCTGATGCCTCCTAGCGGCGGTAGCAGTGGCAGCACCATGCAAACCAGTAACAACACCAACACGTCCGGACCTAACCCGTTCATCGCCGGCAAGCTGGAGAGCCTTATCGGCGGTAAAGGCGGTGCGTGGGAGTGGATCGGCAACAACTTCGATGCGCCGGCCTACTTCCCGAACGGCACGGTAGCGCCGCGCACGGCGGCCGACTTGTCGGCGGAAAACTCGGCGTG